GTGCAGATAACATAGACTTTGCAAGTTTGGAATCAGAAGGTACCGCATAGACTAATGTGTTTGGTTGAAATGTAATGTAATTTTCACCATCAAGTGTTTTCTCTGTTATATCACCTTTTGCAAACATCATATCACCTTGCAGAACACCTTTGATGCCAAGTTTTGGAAGATATCTTAGTGCAACTTTAAGTTTTGCATTAAGACCCTCACCCGGATGATTCTTGTCAATATCAGCATCGGTGTAATTCAACTTTGCATTTGCATTGAACACACCTTTTGTACCAACAAAGAACTGACCATTGTCTGGATTAACACCACAAAAGATTGCAGGTGAACCATCCCATTTTGTTGTAACATTTACTTTTGATTGCGAATGACCGGCAAGCATATCTCTCAATGCTTGTAAGAAGTTAATTGCATCACGACCACCTTGAACACCACGATTGAGAATCTCATCCTCAATATGTTCTAGGTGAAGGTTTGCACCTTCTTTTTTTGCTTCGGTTAAATATTCTCTGAATTTCATTTTTATCTTTTATTTTGCAATTACAAATCTACCAGATTTTTCAGTTCTACTTGAGGTATACTCAATAAATTTTTGAACAACTTTTTCATTAAGTAGAACCTTTTTTTTATCACCTTCATTCGATTTAAACCAATCATATATTACAGGCATTATAGCATTAGAAACATATAATGCACTTAAAGTTGCTCTTTCTTCATCATACAGTTCTTTTGCTGGACTTTTTAATTTTGTTCCAGATTTAACTTTAAACTTCTTATTTGCTTTTTCTAACTCAGCTGAATACTTGGTGATACCGGCATTAAATGCTTTAGTTAAATCTGCTCCAAATTTTTTATCAACTTTTGATATGAGTTGACTTATTAATGGTATGCCAACAACTGAACCACCACGACCACCAGCACCAGTAACTTCAATCTCACATTTTACCGCTTTATTTACACCATAATTTGCACTATAAGGGTCATGGCGAATTTTCAGTTTATCTTTTTTATCTTTACTGAAATAAATCTTAATATCTCTTGTAACTGGTTTTGCTCTTGTATATTTTTTACTCCAATCACTAACGCCATAATATTTAATATCACCTAGATATTTTTCTTCATCTGCTCTTTTGAAGTTTACTTTTACTAAATGAGCATCATTTTCAGCCTTCTTTAATGATAGTGGTAATAAATCACCACTATCAACTAAACGACTTGTTATTTTATTCAAATCAATAAAATTGTAAGATTTTGCCAATTTACCACTTGCAATAGTCACTTCATTTAATATATCTTGTTCTGCTTTTTTCGATACAAAATATATGTCGGCAGGGCTCCATTTATTAATATCACCAAAATAATTTTTTTCATTCTTATTTGCGATATCAAAAAGTGCACCTATGTTTTCCATAGCGTTCGCTCCTCGACCTTTTTCTTTCGCACCTCCACGAACATAAATTATATCTTGTAATCTTGGCGCCTGAATTTTTGAAAATTTAGAACTAATTGTTTTGATATCACGCATTAATTTTTTTGCAATATTTAAAGAAGATTCGTACCAACCATCCGCATCATTCAAAAAAGTTTCAATTTGTTTTAAAGAAATCTGTGGCATATCAGTACCCTCATAGCAAGTGTCTATGATTTTACCATAGTGCTTTTTGAATACTGTGTAGTTCGGAAGTTTAGTTAAATCAAATTCTTTTTGGACTTTTATCGAACCAAGATAATCTGCAATAGCACAAAATAACGCCTGTGCCGCTTCGCCTTCTTTTGGTGAGTCTGCCATTTAATACTCCTAAAATCAATTTATTGAAGTATTTATACTAACAGGATTACCTGATAATGTCAAGTTCTTTTTCGCCTGTCCAAACTTCTATCTCGGAGCGCAGCCTATTCTCAGACTTGAGTGTATCATATCTTGTCGTTGATTTCTTCTTCCACCACTCTATAATCGATTCCAAATGAAACTTATCATAGTTCTCCTTGTCTGGAATTAACTTGTCTGTTCTTCCCATAACAACATCGGTAAAGTTACTGTAACCATAGTTTGAGGCATAGTATCGTTTCTTTTCTGTCAACGACAAGGCGTTCTCAATAGTCTTTGCAAACTTCTCACCTTCTGGTGTGCCTTTGAGTGCCGCTTTAGTCATTGCAATAATTGTATTTGAAATCTTCATCTTACGGGAAGAAGCATCTTCTGGTACAAAAACACCAATTGCAGTTTCAACATACTGTTTCAAATCTTCATATGGTTTGCCATGCATCATTGGAATGAAATTACTATCTGTTAGACCTTTGAATCTGAGGTAAGGTTTCATGCCATCATATTGTGATGATGACTTAGAACTACCATATAATGATGTTGTCTCAAACAGACAGGTATTCATCTTATACTTTTTGTTCAACATTTCTCTAATCTCATGTGAACAACAGATAGCGGCAAGCAACTTACCACCAAGGTAGTTGAAACCAAATGGCTGACTTGGCACAATCACAAAACCCATAATTGATGTGTGATTAAATGCCTTAGATGATTCTGGTGTCTGTGTAAAGACACCCTGTAACATTTCATTGCGTGGTTTCATATTGATAACAGGAGAACCTAGACGAATGAAACCAACCCACTTCTTAGTTTTCTTTTCTAATACTGCCAATCGTAAACAACGACCGGGAATACTAGTCATGTTAGAGTGACTTGAAATCATATTCAGATAAATGTCCCAAGTATCTTGCGGCAGTTCAACCAATTCAAAGTCCATATCTTTTGGATGAATACTGAAATCACTAAACAAATCATCTTCAGGTCCCATGCCAAACAAGGCAGTAGGTCTTTCTGAAAGACTGTTTAGTTTTTGGTCACGAATGTAGTCATCGATTCTTTCGAACCTATCAAAGTAATCTGAGAATACTTTTGCACAATGTATGGCTTGTTCTTTCGACAAACTCATACTTTTAAGTCTCCAAACTTATTGTTCAATTTTCGTTCTCGATTACCAAATGTGTTTAATGGTTGTGTGTCATCATCGTGACCTTTGTCAATGATTTCATCTTGTGCAGATTGTTCGGCATCATACAGTCTCATCTTTGCACGGTCAATGCCGACAACAAATCGTTTGTAATAATTTGGGTCACTATAACGATTCTTCAATTGTTTAATTAGAATCTGATTCAAACCTTCAAGTTCTTCATTCGTTACAAGAGCAAACATAAAGTCGGCAGTTGCAGGCAAACCAAAAGATTCTGATGTATCTTCAAGACCAGGATCCGAATTACTGAAACCAGACCTTGTTGTTTGTGTTGCAGAAACAACTGGCAATGCAAACTCAACGGCAAGACCACGGAGTTCTTCTGCAATAGATTTAATATAGGTGTAACTGTTTACATTACCACCTGGTTTAATACGAGCAGAGGCACAGATATTCAAATAATCAATAAAAATGATTTGTGGTTTGAAATTCTTCTTCAAATGCAATTCATTCAACAAGGCACGAAAGTGTAGTGTCGAAGCACTTGCAGTTGGATATTCTTTGATGATTAGTTTACCATGTGTCTTTGATTTTAATGATTCAAACTTTCTTTCATAATCATCTTTACTGATTGTATGAAGTTCATTTAAATCGATATTCAATAAGTTGGCATCAATACGCTCAGCGATTCTTTCTTCTGCCATTTCCATTGTGATATACAACACATTATGACCTTGAGATAAACAACCTGCTGCCACATGGCACATGAATAACGATTTACCAACACCAGTACCTGCAAGTGCAATGTTTAATGTCTTTGTTGGCAGACCACCTTTAGTAATCTTATTGAGAATGTCGATATCGAAACGAATACGAGATTCTACTTTGTGATAGAAATCATAACGAGATTCAAAATCTTGTGTGTAATCGTGGCCAACATTACTGTCAAAAGAAACGCCAAGTGCATCTGCAAGAAGTTGAGGAATCTCACCTTTAGCTTTCTTACCATCTTTGTCATCTAGGATACCAACAGATTCCATGATTGCATTATAGATGGCCTTGTCTTGGCAAAACTTTTCAGTCTGCTCAGTCAACCATGCCATTTCAGGCACATCATCTTTTTCTTGTGTGATTTCTTTAAGTAACTCAACCGAATCTCTTACTTGTGGTTCAGTAAGATTTTTCTTTTCGGTGATATTGATTACAAGCGCTTCGTGTGTTGGAAGGTTTTTGTATTTGTTTACAAAATCAAACACTTCTTTGAACACCAACTTTTCAGCTGGGTCAGAGAAGTATTCTGCTTTTATAAAAGGTAAAACTTTTCGTGTAAATGCCTCATTATACACCAAATTTTTGAGTATTGTTTTTTCCAGTCTGTTCATTATCTAATTTCTTCATTAATACTTCTGTTAAAATCTCACCCATAATTGTAACAAAATTTGCATCTTCATGCAACTCTGTTAGTGTATATTTACCTGGATGAATGATTGAATATCCGAATTGTAATCTACCAAATTCGCCTTCTTCAACAACTCTTGCTTCTTGGTAATGATAAAGAACACCTTCATACTCACCTTGCAGTATTTCTATACCTGTTGCCTGGCGATTATCGATTGATTCATAATCAAACAACCGATAGTCCTTAAACTCTTTAAGCATCTTCGGGTTCTTCTTCCAAAACTGGATTTTCTCCCATAATGTTGCCATATGCGATACCATATTTTGCATTTACGAATTCCTTAAACGATTCGTTTTTAAGTAATGGTTGCCAAAATTCATCCGTTTGTG